CATAGGATCCTGTGTCGATGAAGCCATCAACATCGGCTCCTTCGATTCCATCACCCACAATACTGGCAAACTTGTTGCCCGAATCTTTCACGATCTGCTTTAGAAAATCCATTTAACCTCCTGTAAGGCTGAGAGCAATTGGCTTGATACCACTAGGAACGATAAGCCCCGAACCAAACGATTGGCTGTACTCATTGAGGATACCTTCTTCAGGCTCCACACAATAGAGGATACTTCGAGCATCCAATGACACCTTCTCTTCCTTTGCAAGAGGAATCCAAGGCACAAGAGCGAACTCTCCTGCCTTGACTTGGGCGATCCAAGCGGGTTTCTTGAGGTTGTATGTCGAACCATCAATTGTTGTTTGTGCGAGAATAAGTTCACCCGTTGTCAGTCTCATTAGCAATACACTCATTTTTATCTCCTTGATAAAGATTTCACACCATTATAACACAATAATTGCGTTTGTCAACAAAACAAATGCATTTTAATTGAACAAATTTTCGAGAGTGTCAATATGTTCGGCTTGCCAACCAACAGCCGCAAGAATGTGCTTGAGGGGATCGAGGAAGGTCTTTTCGAACTGTAATTGATAGTCTATGTATCCACTCAAATCGAATTCTTTGGGGATTTTACTAGTGAATGAAATAACCTTATCTCCGATAGGATTTGGTGTGACAAGATAGATGAACTTAATCTTGTCGCCCTCACGAATATCTTGGTATTTTCCTCTCAACTTGTGCTTCCGCAGATTCCAATTGAATAGCAAAGAGCCTTTAGTGGCAATTGGAGTACCCTTCTTGTAGATGGTTGATTCGTTGGCATACTCCTTTAGCCCGTTACAACTGCGAGGGGACGCGATAGCCTTTGCTTCTAGCCCCTCAAATTGATTCCTAAAGGCTTTGACAAATTCTTGTACCGTTGACTCGTCCTTAGATATGATCAGCGAGATAACATTCCTGAGTGCTTCTCGGACAATCTCAGGAGTTGATGAACGAACCGTCTCAATGCCTGTCACTTTTAGTTCGGCTTCCTTGAGATACACATTCTCTTCGCCCATTCGGAGATTGAGAATGTACCTTTTCTTGGCTGTCCAAATACCCTTTGAGGCAATCGACTCTCGCTTCATGTTCATCTTTTGCTCATAAGCATTCATTCTTGTTGCCAACTCTTGATACCTTTTGGTAATTTCCTTCTGTAAGACTTCGTTGCACACCTTATCCAAGAACAGGGTGATCTTCTCCTCATCAACCGTGTTTGGCATCACCTTCTGCACCAAAGGATCGAGGTGGAGATATATGGAATCCGTGTCACTAGCAATCACATAGTCTACCCCTGTAGTGCTAACAACCTTATTCATGTACTCATTGATACCTGCCTCAATCCATCGAATGGACAACTGACCTGATGTGGTAATCGCTTCGGCAATATCAATGTCGTAATATCGAAACCATTGGTTACCGCAACTACCAAACATTGCGTTAAGTTGAATTTTTCTTCCTAATTGGAAGTTGTGGTACTTAGAAATAAGCAGGTTCAGATTCTTCTTTATTTCATTAGGCGAGTTTTCGGGTAGTTTCTTCAACTCTGCCTTAGTTTTCAACATGAGTTGCTTGAACTTCTTACGCTCATCATACATCTTATCCATCAGGGTTGGTATGAATCCACGAATGTCAGCCCTGTACATAGTACCGTTAGCACACAACGAAAATCCCAAAATTCTACAAGCCTCTATGATATTTACATCAATATCCTTCAATAAGTCATTATTTTGATTGAAGTTGGCAATCTTGTCCCCCTCCATTTGGTCAAGAAGCAGTTTTATTGCTTGTTTTTTGGTCATATTTGTTGTGCTTTCTTCTGTTTTCTGTCTGTGTGAGTATTTGTAAATTACTTTCGTGATGCTTCCCACCCTTTGATATCGGAACAATGTGATCTACTTCATGGGGTATTCCGCTTTCTTTTGTCATATTCTTTGCACGAACATAAAACTCTTTGATATTATCTCCGTTTGATGAAATGTCTAGTGCGTTATTAAAATATGCTCTACGCCTTGCTCCATTTGCGTTTAACACAGCCCTTTTGTGTCCTGCTCCTAGATAGCGACTATTAGCAGAGCATTCCGAGGAACAAAATTTAGACATCCATTTATGGTTAGTTGCTCTGAAACGAACAACTTCAAATTCGTTATCGCACCATTGACAGTTTATATTTACTTTTCGTTCTTTATTTTTATTTTCAAGCAATTTTGACTTTTTTATACCAAACTCTTGACATTTCTTTTTAATTAAAACGGCAGAACATCCATAATATTCGGCAACTTCTTTTCTACTCAAATTCTTACAAATAAATAGTCTGTCTAAATCTTCCCTATGAATATAAAATGTTTTCTTGGGCATACACACCTCCTAAGATATATATATCCGCACTCACTCAAGAACCCCTCTTTCTATGATTCTATGGTTTTCAGCATTTCGGTGAGGTATTTTCTATTTACCTTTGTCTCAGGGGAGATATTGTATTGAGATAGAATCATAGGATACAAAGAATCTGCGTCTAAAGATGCCACCCACTTGTATGCTCCTGGCTTTGGTTCCTTCACATACGCACCAACAAACATCGTGTCCTTTTTCTCAAATTTCTTTGGTGGGATAACGATCTTCTTTTGGTGGAGATGATGATAGATGATCTGTTCCCAAGTTCGAACCTGAGAGAAAACATCGTTTAGATTGACTTTAGCGGTGTATGCTAACGACACCGCGAGTTCCATCAGCCGCAACTTGGCTTCTAGTTTCGCCACTAAGCGAGTGTCTTGAATGTTATATTGAACAAACTTGGTAAAGTCTTTTGTATAGAAGTCTGAAAAATTGTCGTGTTCGCCAAACGAAACCTTCTTCTCTCCAAGTTCTACCTGTGCAATGTGGTCAAGTTTGTAGGACTCGCGGGTAACATAAGTGAACTTCTTGTAGAGATCGAAGTAATCAATAGTGTTGATCCCAACAATCTCGTAGGTCTGTTGCTCGCGATCCATGATCTTGACCTTGCGTTCCTTCAGTTTACCCCACGGGGAAAACTTGAAGGCTCTGTTGTCTCCAAACACAGCCTTGTACCGATTGATGATATAGGGAATATCAAAGAACTGAACATTCCACCCCGTGATGATATCTACTGCTTGCTTCTTCCACTCATCTAGGAAGTCGTTGAGCATCATCTCTTCGCTGTCATAGAGACGAACATCAGCGTCCTTTGGCATCTGCGTGAGATCAACGACCCCCAACGCAAACACAATCATATTGTCATTGACCATCATGCTAATGACATTTATCCGCTCATTGGCGGTTTCGATGTTTGGGAAGCCACCTTCGGATTCCGTTTCGATGTCAATGTAGGCAATACGGATTGCTGAGATATCATAGTCAATATCTGTGGAATACTTTTCAGCAATGAACTGATAGATGTAATCAGTATTCCCGTAGATAGGGAACCCCTGCACCTTATCGTATTTTGTAGTGAACTCTCTTGCTGAGTCGATTGAATCGAACACAACAGGCTCCACATTCTTTCCGTCTAAGGTCTTCCATACTGATGACTTTTGGCTCTGTATGAAGAGTGACGGTTCAAAATTTGTTTCTTCACTAAACTGATTTCCATTTTTATAACCACGATGCAGGATTTTATTCCCACGAATCATAACGCTAGTGTAAAACTGCTTCATATGCCTCTTTGCTTTGGGTATTCTGGCGTTTTGTTTCGCTCTACGAACTTCTTTCGAAGTTTTTTGGTTTCTGCTTTGGTAGCACCAAGTACATAAGCATACTTGTGTTTTGAGGGAAAGTCAACAGGAACTGACTGAGATTGCTTTTTCTTACTAAAGTCTCTAAGCCTTTTTTCGATGGTAGGGGGTATATTTTCCCATAGCATTTTTTGGTCATTGTTCCAACTCTTGTCCCATGTGATTCCAAGTTCCACAGCATACTTCTTGTATGCACTGCGAACTCTAAAGAAACGGTCAGATACAATCCTACCTGTATATGGATTAATGTATCGAGTAGTTGTTCCTGAGTTCTTCCCCAAATAGTAGAAGTTGCAAGCCTGATATATGGTTCCGATCTCCTTAGCAGTTGGATCGGAGTATGCAGTAAACAATCTATATGGTGTGTTCTTTACCATCCATTGAATTGACCACATAAGAAAGGAACTAGCAAGATTCTTTGGACTCCACGATATACAAGCACCGCGACTGATCAGTCGCTCGATGGTTTGAGTATCATCTCCTAGTAATTTTGAAAATGCATTGGGCATATTCATAAGGACAACCCCCACCATTACTTCTCTTCCAATCATCCATTGGTTTGGGTCGTGATAGAATGCACCAAACCAATGTGTTGTAAACTGAGACAGAGTCCCCAACCACTCATGTCGGTGAATGAATTCCGTAGCCTCTTGTCGATCTCTGCATTCTGTCAAAGGCTTAAAGTAGATATCAGTTACTTTAATGGATTTGATTTGCTCAGGATCAATACCACTTTCAACAATATCTTCTTGAAGGTTGTTGACACGAATGTCATACTGCCAACAATGATCCTTGTTGTAGTTCTTGGCGCGTTCAATGATATCAAGGGCAGATTTCTTACTCATTATTGTGAGAGTCTTTGAGTTGCTCGTTTGGGGTCACCCTTACAAAACACAAGAACATTCTGATGAGTTTTTGCAAACTTTCTTGATGCTTCAAACTGCTGTGTCACTCGCATCGCAGCAGAGGCAACAGGGGTAACAAGAATTGCCTCGTTGTAGAAGCGTACCCCCGCATCCTCAAATGCGTTTACTGTTTGCCCAACAAAGTTTCGATAGAATCCCTTGGGGCAACGATAATCTCCTACAACGAAACAGGCAAACCTATCCATTCGTAAACGAGTACAGGCAAGATGAATGATGTTCCTATAGGAAGTCAGAAATGAATCGTTGCTCATTGTGGACAAGTCGCGTGGATCTTCTGAATACTGTTCGAGATCACCATATGGAGGACAACTAAAGATGAAATCAGAATCGGGGCTTGATTTCAATTCATTAGCAGAATCTCCATTCACCCACACAATCGGAGTGCTGAGTTCTTCTAGTACTGAAGCCTGTTCTCGATTGGATTTAATCTGTGGTTTACTCAAATCACAACCCCAATAATTTCGATTGAGGTATGAGGCGACAACCCCGCGAACCATTCCACCCGCAAAGGGATCAACAATCTGATCGTTTTCTTTGGTGAACCACTGATACGCCAACTCACACAACACGGGATCAAATACCGATGTGTTGCTTTCAATGGAGTCAACTACTTCGCCTTCCTTCTGACGATAGTAGTCAATAGAGTCTACTTTATCGCCGTAGAGAAGTTTATCCTCTCTACCAAGTTCCCCCTTGATTCCTCGGTCAATCCATGCCCTTTTCCGCTTCTGCCAAGAACCGTCTCGGGCAGACAAGATTGTGAATGGAGGCACGATAAACTTACGAGAAACCTTGGATTGGGTTTCTTCAACAATGTTCTCACCGAACATGTTGCGCCCGAAAGGAGAAAAGTCGTTCATATTAGTCTCGAAGAACCATTGCGATAGCATCTTGACTGATGATGTCGAATTCTCCGCTGTGATGCTTAGTGAACTTAGCGGTGAGATCCCAACAAACCTTGTCGCCAACCTTGATATCTTCAGTCAACTTATCTCCAATGGCAACAACCTCAGCCCAAATCAACCTTGACTTAGAAGTGGTTTCGTTGTAGATGATGCCCTGTTCGGTCACCTTCTGCCCACCAAAGAGTGGCTTGAGTTTCAACATTTTTCCTATTGGTCGAACATTACTCATGAGAGTTCCCTCGTTGTGCAATTGAAAAGGCTGTTCTTGTATTCCTTCTCCATCTTCTTGTCGAACTGATAACCGTAGAACAGGATCATGTAGTTGATCACATCGAGGACTGCATCCTCGTATCCCTCGTTATCAACCATGAGTTTTCCGTCCTTTGCGAAGGTGGCAAGACGAGAAATTTTATCT